CGATACTGCTGGTCTTATGGTTCGTACAGATACAAACCGTGATCCATGGTTCTCACCTGCTGGCTTTAACCGTGGTAATGTAAAAAATGTTATTAAACTTTCAGTTAATCCTAAGAAAGCAGAACGCGATTTGCTTTACAAAGCAGGTATTAACCCAGTAGTTACATTCCCAGGTCAGGGAACAGTACTATTTGGCGATAAGACTTTACTTGCTAAACCAAGTGCATTTGATCGTATCAATGTTCGTCGACTCTTTATTGTTCTTGAGAAAGCAATTTCTACTGCTTCTAAGTTTACATTGTTCGAGTTCAACGATGCCTTTACTCGCTCACAGTTCCGCAACCTCGTTGAACCATTCCTTCGGGACGTTCAAGGTCGTCGTGGTATCTTTGACTTCCGTGTAGTTTGTGATGAAACGAACAATACTGGCGAAGTCATTGACCGAAATGAGTTCATTGGTGATATTTACATTAAGCCAGCTCGTTCAATTAACTTTATTCAACTTAACTTCGTTGCAGTTCGCACTGGTGTTGATTTTGAAGAAGTTGTTGGTCAGTTCTAATATAAATAAAAGAAAGAACCCAGGAGAAACAATATGGCTTTTAGTGTAACAGAATTCCAAGGACAGATGCAGTATGGTGGCGCTCGACCATCGCTGTTTGAAGTCAATATTTCTAACCCATTCAACGCATCTGCTGATGATAAAATTAGATTTATGTGTCGAACAGCTCAAATTCCAGCATCAACTGTTGGAGTTGTTCCTGTACAATACTTCGGTCGCCCAGTAAAGTTTGCAGGCAACCGTATATTTGATCCATGGTCAGTAACAATTATCAACGATGAAGACTTTGCTGTTCGTAGTACTCTTGAAGAGTGGCATCAAAATATCAACAGCGTACAAGGCAATGTTCGCCTTGCTGGTGCGGGACCAGAAGCATATAAGTCACAGGGTTCCGTAATTCATTATGGCAAACAAGGCAATATTCTTCGTGAATATAAATTTGTTAACTTGTTCCCATCGCAGATTTCAGCTATTGAGCTTGATTGGGCAAACGAAGGCATTGAAGAATTCCAAGTAACGTGGGAGTATGATTACTTCACAATTGACAATGCAAGCGAGTTTGGAATCGCTATTAATACATAAGATATTTTGTATTTTTATTGACAGTAGGGGAGCTTCTATTTCTGAGGTTCCCCTATTTTCTTTTTTCAGTTCTTATAAATAATAAGAGATAAAACTTACAGTATGGGAATTAAAAAAAATGGCTGAACTTTTTGGCTTCACCATCGCCCGAAAAAAACAAGACGATCAACAAGAAAACCTTCCTTCAATTGTTTCACCAACGCAAGATGATGGCGCAGTTGAAATTGCTCCTGGTGGAGCATATGGAACATATGTTGATCTTGAGGGCAAAGCAAAAAATGAAGGCGAGCTTGTAACTAAGTATCGTCAAATGGTTCAACAACCTGAGTGTGATTCTGCAGTTCAAGATGTTGTCAATGAAGCAATTGTTGTTACTGAAGACGCTGGTCCAGTAAGTATTGTTCTTGACAACCTCGATTATCCTGACTCTATTAAAAAGAAAATAACAGAAGAATTTCAATCAGTATTAAAAATGCTCGACTTCAATAACACTGCTTATGATACATTCCGTAAATGGTATGTTGATGGTCGTTTGTATTATCATATTGTCATCGATGAGAAAAATCCACGTCAAGGTATTAAAGACCTACGTTATATTGATCCTCGCAAGATTCGTAAAATTCGCGAGCCTATTAAGGAAAAAGATAAAAGAACTGGTGTTACGATTTACAAAGGTATGAATGAATACTATATGTACAATCAAGGCGGCTTGACAAGTGCAAACCAAACACAAGGTGTTAAGATAGCAAAAGATTCCATTGCTTACTGTCATTCTGGTTTACTTGATGAACGCAATAGTATGGTATATTCATATCTTCACAAAGCATTAAAACCACTCAATCAGTTGCGGATGCTTGAAGATGCGGTTGTCATTTACCGTCTTGCCCGTGCGCCTGAGCGTAGAGTATTTTATATTGACGTTGGTAACTTGCCTAAGATGAAAGCAGAGCAGTATATGCGTGACATGATGGTCAAGCATAAAAACAAACTGATCTATGATGCATCTACAGGTGAAGTAAGAGATGATCGTAAATTTATGACAATGCTTGAAGACTTCTGGCTTCCTCGTCGTGAAGGTGGTCGTGGTACTGAAATCACAACACTTCCAGGCGGTCAAAGTCTTGGCGAAATGGATGATGTTGATTATTTCCGTCGCAAACTTTATAAGTCATTAAATGTTCCTGTGACTCGTATGGAAGCTGAAGGCAATTTTAATCTTGGACGGTCATCTGAAATAACAAGGGATGAAGTCAAGTTTAATAAATTTATAATGCGTTTACGGACACGATTCTCAATATTATTTGATGAGATTCTTGAAATCCAACTAGCATTGAAGGGTGTTATTACTCGTGCTGAATGGAAAGAAATGAAACAAGATATTCATTTTGATTATCAAGAAGACAATCATTTCACCGAACTTAAAGATACTGAGATTATGCAAGGTAGATTACAAATACTTGGTGAGATTGATGGCTATGTTGGTAGATATTTTTCTGGCGATTGGGTTCGTAAAAATGTTCTTCGTATGACTGAAGAAGATATTAAAAACGAGCAGAAACAGATTGACAAAGAAGAAAGTGATGATCCTGATGCAGAAGAAAAAGAAACACCAAGACCAATAGCACAGACAGAAGCGTTTGAACCTCCCGAGGAAATTTCTGCAGAAGAAAAAGAACTTGTGGAAAGAATGACTCAATATTTAGATGTTGCTTTAGAAAAGGATTAATGATGTCGGAAATACGTGATGCCAAAATTCTTGCGGCAGCAATTAAATATACAGAGAAAAAGATTGCTAATCTGAAAGAAGATCTGAAAGAAGATCTGAAAGAAGAGTTAGTATTACCTATACCTACTCTCCTCGAAGGTCCACGAGGCTATGTGGGCGAAAAGGGTGATAAAGGAGAAAGAGGCGAACCAGGTGATCCTGGAAAAGTTGTCGTTGTTGAATCTCATGGTCCAATTGGACCAAAAGGTGAAACTGGTTCTACTGGTCTTTCAATCAAAGAAGCCACAATTGCAGACGGTAAACTTCACTTAATTCGTGAAGACGATCAAATTTTCACTGCAGGTAATGTTGTTGGTCCTCGTGGCGGGCAAGGTGCGCCTGGTGTACAAGGCGAACGTGGTGATAAAGGCGAACAAGGATTACTCGGAGAGCAAGGACCAATTGGTCCACAAGGTTTGATTGGTCCAAAAGGTGATAAAGGCGACAAGGGAGATAAAGGCGACCAAGGACCAAAAGGTTTTGTTGGTGTACAAGGTGATGTTGGACCGCAAGGACCAAAAGGCGATATAGGCAATACAGGTGCCAACGGTGCCGACGGTGCCGACGGTGCACGAGGCGCTATTGGTCCAAAAGGTGATAAAGGCGATCAAGGACCAATTGGTCCACAAGGATCAGATGGAATCGCTGGACCTCAAGGACCATCAGGTCGAGACGGTACTGAAGTAGATGTATCTGCAATAAAGAAAACAATTGAAGAGGATCTTACTGGATTTCGAAATCAAATAAGTTCCCAAGTATCTAGACTTGCTATGAGTGGCGGTGGTGGTAGTAGCGGCGGTGGTGAGGTTTGGTTACATCGTCTTAATGATGTTGATTATAATTCAGTAAAAACTCCATCAAACGGACAGGCACTTATCTATAGTACTTCCAAAGGCAAATGGGAAGCAGGTAGTGCAGGTGGCGGTGGCGGTGGCGGTGGTTCTGCTCTCACTATTAAAGAAGAAGGCGTATCAATTGGTACCACAATAAGTGAAATTAATTTTATTGGATCAACTGTAACTGCTTCTGGCGATTCTACAACTATAACAGTTAACTCAAACCCAGACGCTACGTTTATTGCTAATACTGTTGCTCGCGGTCTCTTTTCAACAAAAGCGGAATCTGCAGCAAATACATATGTCAATGTACTATTATCCAACACTAATTCATACATTGCAACAGTAGATGCACAAAGAGCACTTGATCTTTCAAATACCAATTCATATATTGCAACTAGAGCAAGTGAAGCTAATTCACTATTAAGACTGTCAAACACCAATGCGTACATTGCAACTAGAGCAAGTGAAGCTAATTCACTATTAAGATTATCCAACACTAATTCATACATTGCAACGGTGAATGGTAGTATTGCAGCAAAAGCAAGTGAAGCTAATTCACTGTTAAGACTGTCAAACACTAACGCTTATATTGCAACAGTAGATGCTAATGCTGCGGCAAACACCTATGTCAATATATTATTATCCAACACCAATGCGTACATTGCAACTAGAGCAAGTGAAGCCAATTCATTATTAAGATTATCCAACACTAACGCATATATTGCAACTAGGGCGAGTGAAGCTAATTCACTGTTAAGACTGTCAAACACCAATGCGTACATTGCAACAAAAGCCAGTCAGGCTAGTGCTGCAGCAAATACATATGTTAATATACTATTGTCTAACACAAATGCTAGTATTGCAACTAAAGCAAGTGAAGCCAATTCATTATTAAGATTATCTAACACTAACTCATATATTGCAACAGTAGATGCACAAAGAGCACTTGATCTTTCAAATACCAATTCATATATTGCATCTGTCAGCGGCGCTATTACTGTTCAAGATGAAGGTTCAGCACTATCGACAGCGGCAACGACATTGAACTTCGTTGGGTCAGGGGTTGAAGCAACAGGTACAGGAGCGACTAAGACTATCACCATAGCAGGTGGTGGTGTCGGTGCATCTGGATACGTATCAAGTCTCTTATGGGGTTAAATTTTTATATTAAATAGTTAAGGAAACAATAAAATGTCTGCACCAAACCTAGCAAGTATAACTACTATTACTGCAAAAACAGGATTGACGGCTCTTAGTGGTACAAGCGCAACAACATTACTAAGCAATGCTGCATCTAGCGGTAAAGTTTTTAAACTATCGTCATTATATGTTTGTAACGTTGATGGCACAAACAACGCTGATATTACTATTAAAGTACATTCAGCGGCTGCTGGCGGTGGCACAGGCTATGCTATTGCATCAACGATTGTTGTTCCAGCAGATGGCTCAGCAGTTGTCATTGATAAAAACTCACCAGTTTATCTTGAAGAAGATAAGTCGCTTGTTGCAACAGCCAGTGCTGGTGGCGACCTTGAGTGTGTTTTAAGTTACGAAGAACTTTCATAAAATGGCTATATATAGTTTAAACGGGGAATATCCTCAAGCATTACCGGAAAGAATTCGTCTAAGCAATGGCCAAACGAGATCAGATAGTAGTACATTTACTGCCGAAGAAATTGCTGATGCTGGATATGTTGCTGTGGTTAAACCATCATATGATAGAACAACGCATACACTAAACTGGGATGGCACAGACTTTACATTAAGACTTTATAACGATGCTGAAATTGCTGCTGAATGGGTAGGAATTAGAGCTAGTCGTGATCGAATTTTAAATCAAATTGATACAATGTATGGAGTTACTGTTGATGTTGATACCTATAAATCTGCAGAAACCACTGCTGAATTATCTGACGATCAAAAAGCAGCAAAACAAGCACTAAGAGATATAACGAACCAAGATAACCCATTTGACATATCTTGGCCAATATTTGAGGATAATGCATAATGCCTAGAGTAATTGGATATGATCCTGTAGACCTAGGATTTGGTGGAATTATTAATTATGCTGGTATAGATAATAATGTAGTTTTAGATGATGTTAAAGATGGTGATTATCCAACGGTCGTGGCTGGGGATCCTCATTTTGCTAATGTTAGTTTATTACTAGATGGCGATGATTTTACAGATCATGGTCCTATAGGAAATACAGTAACAGAGAACGGGTCTGTTCCATTCGTTACTGGTAAATTTGATAATGCTTACAGCTTCGTTGGCAGTACTAGCAATATTATTTCATCTCCGGATTCGACAGCGTATGATTTAGCAGGAACCGATTGGACACTTGAATGTTGGGTCAACTTCAATAATGTAAATCAATGGCAAGTTTTATTCGGACACGGGGGGCGGGGGAGTAACACCAATGGTTGGTTGGTTGATTACACTAGTTCTAACCTAAGATTTTTCTGGAAACCTGTCAGCATTGGCCAAAGAACAGATTATGTAGTTAGCTGGTCACCAAGCACATCACAGTGGTATCATGTAGCTATAACACGGGAAAGCGGAGTCGTTTATATGTTTGTTGATGGTGCTCTATTAAAAACACACTCTCAATCAACTAACGATGTTTCTAATTCAGCAAATGACCTAGTTGTTGGTCGTAGGCAAGATACCCTTAGACCACTAAACGCTAAAATTGAACAAGTACGAATTACAAAAGGTGTAGCTAGATATACGGCTGCATTTGATGTACCGACAACAGCGTTCCCAAAAATCTAACAATAATTATAAATAATATATTTTTGATGGAGACTAACAAAAAATGCCTAAAGTAATTGGATACGATCCTGTAGACCTAGGGTATGGAGGAATGATTAATTATTCTAGTTCAGATAATAATAAAGTTTTAGATGATGTTAAAGATGGTGATTATCCAACGCTAGTAATAACCGATCCAAACTGGAATGATACTATTTTATCGTTGAATTTTGATGATAACATTACCGACCTGACAGGCACGTTTAGCACATACTCATTGACTGGTTCTTATAACGCTGATGCAAAATTTGGCACAAAAAGTTTACGCACTAATAATAATGGTGGTCTTATAAACACATCTGAAAATGCTGCTTTGTCTTGGGGTACAAGTGATTTCACTATCGAATGGTGGTATAAACACTCAACATGGACAAGCAGTAACGCATATTTTTTTCATGGTAGAATTAATAATGGTGACAACTTCATTATGTATGTTGACGCAAGTGGTAATCTAAATATATATGATCCCCAGACTGGCGGTGTCGGGATTTACACCATCGGAGTAGCAAATACACTCCTTACTGCTGGGACTTGGCAGCACATGGCTGTAGTCAAGACATCAAACGTATTAAAAGTATTTATTGATGGCAGTCAAGTAGGTACAGATCAAGCACAGACTGAAAATTTTACCCTCACACGAATGGGTGTTGGTAGTTATGGTGGTGGAGCTACTTGGATATCTACTGGTTTAATCGATAGTTTCCGTATTACGACGATGGCTCGTTACACTGCTAATTTCACTCCACCTATAGCAGAGTTCCCAACAAGCTAACAATAATTATAGTTTTCAAATATTATAAATAATAAAGTAAATACTTAAATGGAGGTCGTTTTGACAGATCAAGTTAGAGATGCTATTATCGCTTTACAGGGTGGTAATTCAAGTGAGTTCAAATCAACTATTGACGCTAGTTTAATGGCTCGGGCAATGGATGCTATTGAAGTGCAAAAGGTTGCGGTTGGTCAAAATTTTTTTGGAGAGCCAGAACAAAAATCTGAAATCGACTTAGAACCAGAGGAATCATCAGATGAAGAAATTTAAAGATCTGTTCGAAGAAATAGCTGCTGACCAAACACCACCAAAAGGTCAGAAGAAGCCAGATAAATACTTGAAGCCTGTATCAAAAGGCGAACAAGAATTTGCTGATAAACATAAAGTAGATAAAACAGATTATCCTCTCGGAAACGATGAGATTTATACTGGTGATCATAAAGGTCCAAAAGAAGATCCTAATCACGTAGGTGGTAAAGACCATAAAAAAGGTGAGCCAATTCTAAAGACGTATAAGTCTATGACTGGTGGAAAATCTTCAAAGCGTTCTGCCGATAAGTCACAAGGTGATATGAAAGCAGTAATGCAGGGTTCTTCTAAAGTTACTGAATCAGTTGAACTTGATGAAGCATTCAATGCTGGTACTCTCAAACTGAAATCTGGCGAAATGGTAAAGGTTGATGATGCTTCTGCAAAAGCTCTCAATACTGCTATTGGTCAACTCAGTGGTGCAAATAAAAAGCGAATGGAAACCGAAGCAATGAAAGACAAGTCATCTTTCAATAGTATGGTCAAATTTGCTAAGTCTGCAATGTAAAGAAAAGAACAGACTATGGCACAAAAGATTACAGTAAATCAAAGTAAAGGCAGTCGAGGCGTTAGTACTCTAGTAGTTCGTGCTAATACAACTGGATTTATTTCTTTTACTGGTAATGCGCCAGAAAACTACGCAGCTAATACTGCTGGCGAAACAGTTTCTTCTTTGCATATTGCTGAAATTTATTGGTCTACGAGCAATGCAGCCTATTATTGGCTCATCAGACGTGGCAACACAACAGTATTTAGATGTTATGGTCAAGAGGGATATTTAAATTTTGCTGACAAAGGGATGCGTTTAGAAACACCGACCGAAGCTCAAGCGAATGTTGTCTTCATCCAATCTGGTAATGTCGATTTAGTTATGAAATTACACAAATCAGGCGGGGCGTAAAGGAATAGACTATGGCACAAATTATTACAGTAAACCAAAGTAAAGGTAGTCGAGGCACTAGTTCTCTAGTAGTTCGTTCAGATGCAGCTGGATTTGTTTCTTTTACTGGTAATGCACCAGTAAACTATGCAGCTAATACTGCTGGCGAAACAGTTTCTTCGCTGTATATTGCTGAAATGTATTGGAGTACTAGCAACGCAAACTATTATTGGTATATTAGACGTGGCAACAATATTGTATTTAACTGCTATGGTCAAAATGGGTATGTTAATTTTATTGACAATGGATTGCGTTTAGAAGTACCAGCCCTAGCTCAAGCGAATCTTCAATTTAATATATCTGGCGCCGGTAACATAATCATAAAATGTCATAAGATAGGCGGGGCGTAAAGGAATAGAACATGGCAGTATATCAAACAGTAAATACAAGTAAAGGCAGTCTAGGTACAGGTAGTATAGTAGTTAACTCGACCCAAACTGGATTTTTGTCTACATCTGATAATGCGCCAAGTTATGCGCGCGCTAACACTGCAGGTGAAACAATTTCCTCAATGCATATTGCTGAGATTAAGTGGACAAATTTATACACATATGGATACTGGTATATCTACCGTGGATCCACATTAGTATATAGATGCTTTGGTCAAGGCGGACACTTAAAACTTGCTGAAAATAGTATGCGTTTAGAAACGCCGACCGAAGCTCAAGCAAATGTAGTATTCACCGAATATGGCGCTGGTAGTATTATAATCAAAATGCATAAAAATTCTGGAGAGTAATATGAAACTAATTACCGAAGTTTACGACCAAGACATTCAGCTTGTTACTGAAGCAAAAGAAGGTGGCGGTA